GGCAGGTATTACGCAGGGCGAGGCAGCCGCACTTGTGGGACTTGCAGATCGGCGCAGCTGGTGGCGCGTTGAGTCGGGCGCTGCGCCCCTGCACCCGGCAATGTGGGCGCTGTTTTTGCTGGCCACCGGGCAGAACCCCACGTACACGCTGGTGTGCAAATATCCAATCTCGGATAATTGCGTATAAACCCACGAATCCGGGGGATTTATATTTGTAACAATAAATGTAAAGATTGCGATATGTCCGCAACTTCCACCGCTTGCATGATGTTGCGTGTTGTGATATAACAATGCCGCCGCGCGGAGCCGTTTCCGAAAGAAAAGTGAAGCGCGGTTGGTAAATGCGCAGGCTGATGCGACTAGGTTGACTGTCTGGTTACGGATATTGCATCCGTACTGAAGGGTGGCGACAGTCTGGGAGTGCAACTATATGCCGACCTCCAGTGCAACACACGAAGCCGGGGATCAGCACCGGCCACCATCTCCAAAGCCCCGCTAGGCGCTAACCTGCGGGGCTTTTCCGTTTCGGACAGTCTCTCACCTCCTCGCCTTCATTGCCATTGGATACTGAGCCGCCACCATTCAATCGCTACCGGAACCAGAAATGGAAGGTATGTGAAATGTCTGAAAAACAATCAACAAAATCTAAACGAGGTGGTGCTCGTCCTAATGCTGGCCGGCCAAAGGGGTCGCTAGACAAAGGTAACGCGGCTATCCGTGAAATGGTCGTTGATGCTTTGCATGCTGTTGGTGGTGTCGAGTATCTGGTTGGTTTGGCAACTTCGCACCCTGCAGTCTTCTCAAACCTTGTGTCCAAGGTTATGCCGACACAGATCGAGGCTGATGTGACTGTCAGGTCATTGGCTCAAGAACTTGCAGAGCTGAATGGCCGATCTAACTGAAGTGCAGAAAGCTGTACTTCGTTGGCGCATGGGTGGCCCTGCACTCTTTGCTAAAGAGGTGCTTGGGGCAGAGCCAACAGATCAGCAGTGGCAAGGAAGCCGCTCGATAGTTGAGAAGCGCCGGGTTTCAATCCGCAGTGGGCACGGAACAGGAAAAAGCACATTCATGGCGTGGTGCATTTTGTGGTTCCTGTCTTGCTACTTCCCGGCAAAAGTTCCAGCGACTGCCCCAACTAGTCATCAGCTAGAGGACGTGCTTTGGTCCGAAATCGCCCGATGGCATCGGGAACTTAAAGAGCGCATGCCTGCTCTTGGTGAGCAGTTCGAGTGGTCTGCCGGGGCGTTCCGAATGAAGTCGGCCCCCAATGAGTCGTTCTCTGTGGCAAGAACGTCGAGGCCAGAGAGGCCGGAAGCGTTGCAAGGCTTCCACTCTGAAAACATCCTGTTCCTTATCGATGAGGCTTCAGGGGTGTCTGACAACGTGTTTGAGGTTGCGGAAGGCGCTTTGTCTACGGACGGCGCCTTCGTTGTTATGGCTGCTAACCCAACGCGACAGTCTGGTTATTTCTTTGACTCACACCACAAAATGCGCTCGGCTTGGGCTGCGCTGCATTGGAATGGTGAAGACAGCCCGCGTGTCTCTCGCACTTACATAGAGAACATGGAGAAGAAGTACGGTCGTCACTCTCCGGTCTTCAAAGTGCGTGTGTTGGGCGAGTTTGTTGGAGCTGCTGACGGCGTTATCAGCCTTGAGCTGTGCGAAGCGGCTCGGATTCGTGATGTTGACGTAAACGAGGCTGCCCCAGTTGTTTGGGGTGTTGACGTTGCCCGTTTCGGTGATGACTCAAGCGCGCTCGCAAAACGCAAGGGCAATCACCAGATTGATCCAGTCCGTGAATGGTGGGGTAAAGACACCATGCAGACTGTTGGCATCGTAAAAGCTGAGTGGGATAAGGCGACGGAGCATGACCGACCGCAAGCCATCAATGTTGACGTGATCGGCATCGGAGCTGGTGTTGTTGACCGGCTAAAAGAGATGGGGCTGCCCGCTGTTGGCGTGAATGTCGCTGAGACCGAGGCAGTCAATGAAAACGACGAGCGGCAATTTAGTCGCCTTCGCGATCAACTTTGGTGGCAGGGCCGCGAATGGCTAGAGGCTAGAGATTGCAAGTTGGCAGACGATGACGAAACCATAGCAGAGCTAACAACACCCGTTTACTCGATCTTGAGCAACGGACGGATCAAGGTAGAGGGGAAAGACGAGATGAAGAAGCGTGGTGTAAAAAGCCCAAACCGAGCTGACGCTTGGCTTCTCACGTTTTATGAGGGTGGGTTCCCATTGCAAAAAGCAAAGCCGCTACTTCCACCGAAGCGAAAGTTTGTCGTATGACCGAATCGAAAATGCACCGCGATTACGAAGCGCGTGCAAATCGCCTAACCAAATGACCCAAGAAGACAAGATTGCAGCCTTGCTCGCTAAGGCTGAGCCGCTGCGTTGCTTGCCTGACGAGGAAGCGGAAGCTGCTGGCCTGCCTGAAATCGTGGATGCAATCAACCGCCTGCGCTATCTTCAAAGCATGGCTGAACAGGCACGCGATGAAGCCGACTTTGCCAACATCGAAGCCGATGTGAGACCGGAGCCTGAGAAGCGCAAGCCAGGTCGCCCCAAGAAGGTGGCCGAATGAACGTCTATTCACTGATGTGGGATGTTCGCCGCTATGGCGAGCGCTACAAGCGCATCAACGCCTGCAAGGCCAGCGCAAACCGCAAAGCTGCCGCCTGTGCCCGCGTTTTGGCGCGCATGACTAAGGCGGTGAAGTAATGGCACGTCACCAGATGAGCGACGACGAGTTAATCACCCAGCTTGATGTGTTGGAGCGTCAAGCGGTTGGATACTACGGTGGCGAAATCGCTGGTGAGCAATCCAAGGCGATGGATTACTACCTCTCAAAGCCTTTTGGCACCGAAGAGGAAGGCCGTAGCCGCGTTGTTTCTTCTGATGTGTGGGATGTGGTCGAGGGCATGACCCCGGCTGTGATGCGCCCGTTTGTGTCGTCTGATGATGTGGTTAGGTTCAACCCGCAAGGCCCGGAAGACGAAGAAGCCGCGCAGCAAGAGTCTGATTACATCAACTACATCGTTACGCAGAAGTCAGATGTGTTCAACGAGTTGGTGGCCGCCGTCAAGACTGGCCTGCTTCAAAAGAACGCTGTCGCCAAGTATTGGTGGGATGAAACGACCAGCGTTGAGATTGAGCGTTATGACGGCTTAAGTGATGACGTTTTCGCGGCCATCATTCAGGATGATTCTGTCGAGGTTGTCGAGCACACAGAAAGCCAAACCGAAGGCATTGGCCCTGACGGTCAGCCTGTTGTTGAGGTGGCTCACGATGTTGTTCTTCGCATTCGCAAGACCGAAGGACAAGCCAAGTACACAGTCATTCCGCCTGAAGAGTTCCGCATCAGCCGCGATGCTCTGAGCACGAACCCAAAGAATGCGCGCTATGTCGCTCATGTGGTCAAGAAGACCCTGAGCGAGATTCGGGAAATGGGCTTTGATGTTGCGGACGATGTGGCCGACTACAACAGTCAAGACCCGTACCTGTCGCCGCAGTACCTGGCACGGCGCCGCAGTGAAGAGACGAACCTCTACGGCCTGTCGGAAACCATTGACCCGTCCATGCGCGAGGTAACGTTCCGCGATGTGCTGGTGCGCGTTGACTTCGACGGAGACGGCAAGGCCGAACTGCGCCGAGTGGTGATGGTTGGCCGCGACATTCTGCTCAACGAGGAGGCCGAAGAGGTCAATTACGTTAGCTGGACGCCCTACCCGCAGCCGTTCAAGTTCTACGGCCGGTGTCCGGCTGATGAGACGCTTGAGATTCAGCTCATCAAGTCAACGCTCTGGCGCCAATCGCTGGACAACATCTACACGATCAACAACAACCGCACGTATGTCGGCAACAAGGTCAACCTTGACGACATGCTGGACAACCAGATCGCTGGTTTGGTGCGTGTTGATGCGGATGTGGTTGGCAATCAGGCGATGTCCATGCCTGTGACCCCAATCGGTGGCGTTGTGCAGCCGATGATGGAGTATTTGGACGCAGCGAAAGAGAACCGAACAGGCTTCTC